CAGCATACACATCGAAAATGTACCTGAAGCCAGCCTTCGCTTTGTTGGTTGAGTCAACAATGAACTTCAGCGGATTGTATGCCGGGCTAAAGTTTTGAGGTGATGCTATCAGTGTCTGTGCCATGTACTTCTTGGTTTATAGTATAGCCCGCAAATTGGTGTTTAGGGTTCTTCGGTGTGACAAGGTTACTTCCAAAGTCGTAGCTCTCTACGCTCATAACGTCGTAGTGGTAGCCGTCAGCGTTCGTGTTTTCGTCAATTGCAATGATACCGATTTCAACAACGGCTTGCACTCCGTTTCCGTAGCCTTCAGCGGTTAGTATTCCTTTGCTTTCGAGGTCAGCTATTGCGGCTTCCTTGTTTGGGTAAGTGAGTTTGAATATGTTCATTGTTACGTTGTTAAGGCGATGCATTGAGTGTCAGTAAGCGGTGTTGGGAATAGCGCTGTTGAGTTGATATTGAATAGCACTTGGTCAGTTCGAAACGCTAAAAAATCTAAAGCCGTTGCCGTGAATGAAGTAGCGGTCACTACCTTAACACCATTCTCAAAAACGTCAGCCGTTGTGCCGTTCCATTTGATGGCAATTTTAGATGTATTTGAAGTCGTTGTATAAATAGTAGTAGCTACACCCGCAACAAATTTTTGAATCAAATACCTTGAAGCAGTAAATCCTAAAATTCTAAAGTTATTCCCGACACCTGCAGAATTTGAATCCCCTAAATAAGGTACACCTGAAGCGCTTGACTCTCGAGTTCTTTGAATGTTATTCCTCAAATCCACAAACCAAGTACCCCCGCTTGAAGTTATCAGCCCATTGGTAAAGATGTTGCCTCTACTGATTACGTCAGCATTCCTTGTCACTGATGCCGAGCTTGTCGGGATGTAACTGGTTTGATAAGCTCCCGCTTCGAGTTGTGCGCCCCATAGAAAGACGGAGGTTGAAAGGGTGTTTACTTCGGCTCTTGCAGCACTTGCAGATGTAACAATTGAACAAACAATAGTTCCTGAATTGCCAGATGCAGTTGATGTAAAAGTTATATTGCAGCGATACCAACCATTTCCAACGCTTGTAATACTTGAAGTTGGAGTAGTTCCTGTTGTAGTTCCTAACGTTCCAACCACACCATTGTTTATATCAAAGTTTGCCCACATACCCCCAAATGAATTACCTGTATTGATTTGGATAAAATTATTCGTATTTTTTTTAGCGTAAATACTATAACTATAAGTAGTTGCTGAAATACTTATGTTTTGAGAGATTCTATGATTTGACGAAGTACCATCTGCCGTTAGTGTATCTGCGTTATTCAATCCACTTGGTGAAGTAGTTGAGTTAGCTGAAATAGTTGTGGCATTTACTATCCACGAAGCATTATCAAACTCCTCGCTTCTCAACGCAAGGTTAGTCCTCTGCGGCTCAAGCAAGATGTTAGGGCAGCTTCCAAGTGAGTAGTCAAGGCGAGGTATGTTAAGCCGTGTTTCCGTCATTTGGTAGTCAAGCAATGCGCCTTGATTTATTTGAGCGCCCCATAAAAATACGGAAGTAGACAAAGTATTTGTTTCACCTCTACCCGATGTGGCTGAAGTAATTAAGTGAAATATGATATTTGTTGCGCCATCAGCAATAGTCGTGGCAGTCATTGTACAACGATACCACCCATTGCCTACTGATTGAATTGACGCAGTTGCTGAAGTTCCTACCGAACCAACTACCCCATTATTCAAATCAAAGTTTGCCCAAAAGTTAGCCCCACCAAAAGGCCCACCGCTGCCATAAATTTGAATAAAGTTATTCGTGTTTTTCTTGGCATAAATAGTAGTCGTATGTGCAAGCCCATTTGTCAACGTTACATTTTGATATGTTTGATGTTGACCGCTTGCTCCATCTCCCGTAAAAGTATCAGCAGTTAACGTGCCATTTGGTGCAGTCGTAGTGTTGGCAGTAATTGTACTCGTATTTTTTATCCAATTCCCCGAAGTGAACATTTCGGAAAAGGTAAACAAATTATAAGGCACTAACTCAACCAAGCCCGCAGCGTTGACACGAGTTGCAGTAGTCGCACGAGTTACGGAGAAATCGCCGTTTCCGTTTGATGGGATAATTGAATACAACTTCCCTTCTTTGTAGGCGTTGGGTGTTACTAATAAAGATGCGTCATCAAGTAGGCTCATGGTATCGAATTAAATTTGTCTAAAGTAGCTTGCAAACAAGCCTCGGCTTCAAACGTGCCACCATCGGCAGCCACCCTGGTCTTGAATGCGCCAATCATGGATGCGACAATGTCACCAAGTACGGTGAAGAACTGGGTGTTGTAGAGTGAATATCCGTAGCCGTACATTATCCAAGTACTAACGCAACTGAACCACTTGCCAACTGCACACCACTGAATTGAAGATTGTTGATCGGGGTGATGATTGCACCAGCTTTGACGGCAGTACCAGGTGCTGCGATGTATGTCGACTTGACGTCTGTACCAGCTACCTTGATGGATGTGAAGACAGTGTCCTGAAGCACAACGATGGCTTCAATTGTTCTGGTGACTTCTGTTGTGTTGTTGGCAATGTATGTGCCCATATCGGCGACAAGTTCGCCCATTAGATTTGTTCCCATGTTTTTCTTTATATTGCAAATTGTCAGCCAAATGTTTAGAAGGCGAAATACGAGTCATCGGTGTAGTACTCCTGGCGGATGTGCGTGGCAGCGTAGCGGATGGCATCCATGGCATCATCGAAGAGCTTCACGGGTGTGTCATCAATGAAGTCACCAATCTTTTTCCACTTGTAGTTCTCATACTCTTTCTTGAGTTGAGGATTGTCCTCACAGAACACACCGAAGGTCTTGATGTTGTCGATGCCCTTCTTGACTGACTTATCAGCGTTCTGAACATCGAAGCCAGCGTTGTTCATCTCGGCAATGATTTCGGGTCTGGCATAGTCAGCCACGATGGTCACATTCTTTTCGACATCCATCTGCTGCATCCTCTCTATGAGGTTGGTCGTTGTCAGGTAGCTCTCGTATATCACTGGCTCGATGTAGATGTCATTGTCGCACCAGTAGACTCGCATGAGTGCTGTCGGGTGATTGTATCCGAAGTCAAGCCCATACACAAAGTTGACGAACCGAGCAGGGCGATGCTTCACGAATGTCCAGTTGGAGTAGATGTTGCTCTTCGAGATGGCTTTCTCACCGAGCGCATAGATTTGGTACAAGGCTTCATCAGTGCGCTTGAGGTCCTCAATCTGTCGCTTGATGCTGTCAGGAAGGAATGGGTTGTCTTTGTAGGTCGACTTGATGATGATGCTCTCCTCCATCGGCAGCTCATACAGCCAGGATGATGACTCACTCGGGTTGTAGTCGAAGATGAGCTTGTGCTCGGTCCTCATGTTCAGCTGCTGAAAATCTTCGAACCATAGCTCATTGGCTTCATTGCACCAGCCAAGGTCCCTCTTGCGACCCCTGATTTTTTGCTCATTATCGACTGAAAAGAACTCCACGATGGACCCATTGTCGAAGGTGTAGATGTGCTCTGACTTGTTATGGCTCATCACCTCATAGATGCCCATCTCCTTCATGATTTCAAAGAAGTCACGCATGACTGTTGCCCTCAAAGCTGGGAAGGTCTTGCGCACGATGCTGACCACCTTGCCAGGATGTTGTAGGCAGTACACCACGATCATTTGGCAGAGCGAGTAGGTCTTGCTCGAGCGGCTTCCACCCTCATTGATGATGAAGCGGATGCTCGGGTCTGCCAGTGCGGTGTAGTTCTTCTCGAAGATGACAGTGCTGTCGATTGTGATTTCAGCCATAGCTTGGGTTTATTCAATGCGGTAGCCATAGGACAGTATTCTCTCCTATGACAGCTGACAGCAAATATACTAAATATATTACTCTGTCGGTCTAATTATGTTCACCTTCACCTCGGAGATGCTTTGCCCTCCAGAAGTGATGTCAGTCTTTTCAGTGAGACCATTCAAACGCTGAGTGATGGATGCATTGAACTGCCCAACCATGCCGCCCTTGATTTGGTCGTCTCTGATTTCATCGCTTATATGCGTACAGATTGTAGTAAACGTTGAATATCTCCCATCCGTATTGGCGAAGTAATCATTCACCACAAGTCCCTTATCATGACAGAATACTCTGAAGCCACTCATTGTGAGCGGTACCTCAAGTGGAATCGGTTCAGCCTTCCCTGTCTTATTTGAAAGGGCATAGGAATAGCGTGGATTCTGTTTAACGTGCTTTTTGTACTCAACAAATAGCTGATATAGGTCTTCTGGCTCTTCGAAGTTGCGTGGTCTTCCAGTTTTCATATCAATCCTAATCCTTTAAGTTTACTTTCTGCCCAATCCTTACCAGTTTTTCCACCCCACAGAAGGAATGAAACGTATCCGCAGTCCTCAGGTGCTGAATCCTCGAATGTAGGCTCTGCCCTGGATAGGTATGAGTACATCCTTTTGATCGTGTCCACTGAAATGGGCTCTTGATTTGCGAGCTGTTGTCCTCTGACCTTGCCGACTTGTGTGGCGCACTTGTTACCGAGCTCTTTGTTGAGTTCGATGCCTCTGCGTGCGTTGTTGCGCACCGAGTCGGGATAGTCGGAGTAGGTCTTCTCTGCGAAGGCTTCCATGTATTTACTTAGGTTTGACATTTGCTCTCTTACGTTTTGGTTTTGGTGTTACTGCTGGAGCTTCCATCTGCTCATCTGCTTCGATGCCTTCATAGCGAATGCACTGTTCTGGCGCAGTTGTGCTGACGTTCTCCTCTTCGAACAAATAGCCGAATCCTATGGACACATAGTGACGGTATCTGCTGACATCTATATTGTCAACAACGAGCCTCATGTTTCCGAGAGTGGTATTCTTGACAATAGTCTGTCCCTTGTATTCATCTTTTATTTTCATGGTGTATGGTTTTTAGTGTATTTTTTATGTCTGCGATTAGGTAGTGAGCTGATGTCACTGGGATGTTGAAGTACTCAGCCATTGATCGTGCTGTTGTGAGCCCTTTGTCAAAATATGCCTTAGCCACTGCAATCTTGACGTTGTCTGTTAGCCCATCTCGGTAGATGTCCACTGATGACTTCCATCCCTGGTATTGCTGTTCGATTGCGATTTTGTAGCTGAGGTCCTCCCCATCATCGTATCGGTCTGGGACAGCCATCTCATTGGCGAAGATTTTCTCGTGCTTATAGCTGTCGACGTTCTTCCAGATGACTTGACGCTTGATTGAGTTGAGGATATAGCTCTTGACCTTGCCGACATCCTCTGTATTGTCATTAATTTCGATGCAGTGCAGATATGCGTTGGATATGACCGTATCGATTGTGAGATGTGGATTGTACTTGGAGCAGAAATACCTGGTGTATCTGTGCAGCTCCTCGTAGTGAGACGATATGTATCGGTCAAGAGTTGCCTTCATACCAGTTTATGAATTCCTTGTACCATATTTTGCGCCTCAGCTGAGAGCAGAAGCATTCACGGTCAGGCATTCCGGTCTCTGCGACCTTGATGCGCTTGAGAACGTTCAGCGTTCTCTTGCTGTATCGCTCTTGTTCAGGCATTGCCTTGACTGCTGTGATGTATTCTATTTGCTCTCTATCCATTCGCTGATGATGTAGGCGCCCATCGCTGTGATTGCTGCCGTATATATATTGCCAGAAAGTGCCAAAGCAGTCCAAAATGACGTGCACTTCCAGCAACCAAAGCCAGCATGAATGTAATCACCGAGCTTTGTGCTTGGAATCACCTTGATGAATAGTAGGTCGATGACCCAGTGCAGCGGTTCGAAGTTGGCAATCAGCCACCCGAGTGCCAGATATGAGAGTATCAGTTCCATAGCTCAAAGATAAGTTTAAAAATCAATATGATAGCCACTGCCGTCACGAGTATCATCGTGGTGAGTGCTGCGAGGTATTCTTGGTCTGGTCTCATAAGTTTAGATTGTCTTCGTTTATTAATTCACGGAGCTTTGCCCTCCAGTATTCTGTGACTTGCATCTCTACATCGGTAGCCTCTCGATTGTGCCAGTATCCGTGCTTGATTACCGAGCGCATTTCTTGGTCAAGTACGTGACAAATTTGCTTCCATTTCCACGCATTTATCGCGTCTTGTAGCTCGTCCCTCTCATCGTGGTCAAAGTGTAGCGTTGCTTTCATTGTTCTTGTTGTTTACATTTCGTTTTAAGATATGTGGCAATTTTTACCCCTTATCCTTGTCCATATTGCTTAACTCAATTAAAGCTGCCTTTTGCGCTTGCTTCAAATCTGCCTTCAGCTTCTCAATGTAGAGCGTGGCATCCATCAGCTCCTCCTGGAGATGATTTAGCCAATCGGTGAGACTTAAGTCATCACGATCTAAAGTGCGCCCATATTTCTCGATGCCGAGCTGGCTGCGCTCATAATACTTCGCCAGCACCTTGAGCACGATTGGGTCTTGTATTTGCTGTTCCATCAGTTAAGGCTTGACCATTGTTCGTAGAATTCCTCAGGAGTCACTTCAGAGATGTGTACCTCATCAGAGATGGTGAGCACGATGCAAGTGTTGACACCTGGCATCATGTTGAATAAATCGTGCACCCTTGCAACCAAGTTGTCGAGGTTGTCATTCCTGGTGCCTATGTATGCGATGAAGTACTTCATTTCATCAGAAAGTTGAAGGCTTGAATATAGAACTCATCACCCACCCCATTGCCTCTCATGAATCGGTTGACAGTGTAGTAGTTGAGATTCATATCCTCAGCCAAGTGAGTCATCTTGTATCGGCTTGAGAGTCGGGACCTCAACTCTTTGTGGATGAAGTCCCGAATATTCTCGCCATCAGAAAGGTAAATCGTCATCGATTTCATCTGTGATTGGTTTTGATGGTGCTGCTGGTGTTGCGATGCGGATATCCCAAGCATTGAGGCTGACATAATACTTGCCACTATACTCACGACCTCGAAGGTCGAACTTGACCTCGCATTCTTGACCGACTTTGGCTCCATCCAGGAACTTCACTCGCTCATTCACTGCTTGAAATTGTACCAACTGCGGATACTTGTCACCGATGCTGAGCACGAACTCTCTGATGTTCATCTTCTCACTCACTTGTCTGGCTTCACCAAGGTGGTGAATGGTGCCTTTTGCTTTTAGTTCTTCCATTTTACTTGTTATTTAATTGTTCGTAATATTCATGATATAGATCGGATGCTTCTTTAAGTCGAGCAACCATCTTTGCCTCGATGTCTTCATCTCTATCGTACCAGAGAGCTGTGATTCGCTTCTCAGGATTGATGTGGTCCACTCTGTGCAGCTGGAGATTCTCGTATTCGTTGAGGAATTCATCCCAGGTGGTGACCATGCAGTATATGAGCTCGGCACATGGCTTGTTATACAACATCATGTAAGCACGCAGCTGCCATTCATAGAGTGGATTGACTGCATCCTCAATCAGTGCCGGGAAAGTGTCCAGTGACCACGATGTCTTGACGTCAATGACTCGCTGTTCGATGATGATATCAGCGGTGCCTATGAGATAGTCATTCTCGATGGTCACTTCATTCTTGATATAGTCAGTGAACCTCACCGAGTTGATGAGGTTGATTGACTCCAGCTCTTGCTCTCTACCCTTCCAGATGTATTTGTTGTTGAGTTCTGTGGTGTAGTTATAGAAGTCTTGCTTCGCACATTCCTTGATGTAGCTCTTGGCTGTTTCTCCCATGCTGTCCTTGGCTCTGCCATTGGTCATCAGCTTACCGATTTGCGATGGATGCCATTTCATAGTGATAGCATTTTGAGTTGTGCTTCAGTGAGTGCGTAGTTGGCAGACAACTGTTGTGCTGTGTACTTGCCAGCTTCGATTGATTCGAGTGCTTTCTTGAAGCGGTTGTCATCGATTGTTGGCTTGGATGCTGCACCTTGAGCTGCTGTGTTTCCATCATCATCCACAGCTTGAAGTGAGAGAAGTGACTGCAATGTACCTCTACGGAAGTAAGTGACGGCAGCGAGCACCTTTTGGGGGTCTGTGATGACTGGAAGGCTCATGAATGACTCGATGATTTCACCAGAGTCGATGTCGATGATACGAGTCACCACATCATTGCCAACCACTGGCTGCAAGAGTAGCAGTCCATGCTCGTGGAGGATAGGCTCCACCGTTGTGAGCAGCGCATTGATGTCAGCGTAGCTCTTTTTGAAATGAGGATTCGTTGCATTCTTAGCAACCTTTCCAATCTGCTGCTTGGCAGCGTGCAATTTTTGCCAAATGTTCATTGGCTCTGCTTTTTTTGTAGTCATAAATTGTTGTTTTGATTCGTAAATATACGCTTTTATTTGATTGATTCGCAAAACTGCTCATAAAAATTCAAGAATCCTTCAAAATCTTTTGCAATAACATACACACCACCAGCTTCTTCGATGGCTTTCTGGTATGCTTTCTGAGCTTGTGACTGCCTATCTTTTCCATACTTGACCTCTATCTTGACAGACCTCCCCTTGATCGTTGCCGAGATATCTGCCGAGCCTGGTGTGCCGGTGCCCTTGGTCCACTGACCACCGATGGCTACTCCATCTGTGCGGTATTTTTTGCGATAGACTCCCATCGTATTGATTCGCTCGGCTTGGCATCCGCTGAACTGAAGGAATGCGATGATTGATTTGGTCAGTGCATTGGCTCCGTTGTCATTCCATTGGTCCAGGGCAATCAGGTGCGGTGGGATGGTTGGATACTTTTCCATTTTGTACTTGAGTTGGAGGTCTTTGAGTAGTTGTCGGTGTTGTCTGGTCATTGCTTCGCTTTTTCGTTAAGTTCATCCCAAATATCATCAGATTCTGGAGTCGGTTTGGGAGTTCCCGAATCGAGAATGAAGTATCTGCCGTTGTGATTTCGACCTTTGGTGATGTTGTATCCTTTATAGTCAGCATACGACTGCACCCATTTGAGGAATCTGCGTGGCTCGAGCTCCTTGAATGATGTGAATTCGGAGGTGAATTCTTGAATCTTGCTGCCGTTATAATAGTACACATCAAGAGCAAGGTTGCCCTCTTCAGCCCAGTCAAAGAAGTCCTTGCACGTTGCCTGAATGAGTCGCTTTGCATCTGCGTTGATGCTGATGGCTTTCATCAATCCATTTGTCAGGTACTTCTGGAGGTTTTTGACCATATAGTTATCGAACTTCAACCAATCCTCATCGGTCCAAGAGTCGAATAATAGTCGACCATACTCATCTAATGGGCTGCGCTTGCTATGGAAGTACTGATAGAACTCCAGCTCATGCCTTCTGCGGTCATGAGATGACCCAGCACCACTGATGACATAGTTGGTGGTGATGACAATCTTTGGCGAGCGGTTGAATGGAATGAATATCTCATCCTTGTTCTTTCGGTTGACGGTGATTCCCTCAGTGATTAGGCTGAAGAGCTGCTCAAAGTCGAATGCTTTTCTCACGTCATCGAATGCCAGAATCTGTGTGTCCAAATTGACTCGCTGATAAACGAAATCAGACTTCGATGGGTTGAAGCTCTTGCCATCAATCTTAACCACTCTGCGCAGATTGCCGAGTGCTGCCAGCATCAGTGACTTGCCTGACCCTCCATTCGGGTTGTCATCGATTTCTTGGTCATTGAAGATGATTGCCTTCTGGTCTGTCTTATCCTTGAATGTGTGCATTAGGTAGCCGAGTGTTGTCTCCAGCGCATCGACTCTGCCGCTGTCATCTGCTGACACCTTGCTAACGAAATCTTGAAAGTCATTGGTGCAGTCATCCAGCTTGGTGAAATCTCGCTCGATGATTTGATTCTCCCAGATGTAGCCATCGACATCGATGTAGCTCTTGAGCTCCACTTTGCTCTTGGATATCTTGGCAACACCATTCTTGAATGGGATGTATGAAGCATCCTTGCTATCCTGGAGCATCAGTATGTTGATGCTGTCAATCATATTGATGAAGTTCTCATTGAAGAGGAATGCATTCCTGGAGCAGTAGTTCCAGACATCCATCTCACCTTTGCCTTGGAGATAGTTCAGCACAAAGTCCTTGATTTGTTCTGCCGATGATATCTTGACCTTGTTCTCTTTGACTCTGACAAAGGTTGGCTTCTCAGCGTTCTCAGGATAGTATTTATTGAAGCCGTTTTTGACCAGGAACTCAGCGTAATTGGATGGCTGAATTGTTATCTTTCCATTCTCATTGACTGACCAGAAGATATCATCGCCAGTTTGAATCTCTTTTTTGATATCCTCAATGACATCCTCTCGCACATTCAGCTGCTTCTTGATATCATCATCAGGGATGCCGCTCTTTAGCTTCTGTCTGACCTTCTGAAAGGTATCCTTGTCTTCGAAGTACTTGATGCCGTAGGAGGCTTTCTTGTATGCCGAGCGCACTGTTGTGACCATCTCTTGCTCACTGAAGCTGGTGCCTTGAGCATACCTGGTGTATATGTACTGTTCTGCTGTATCCTTTCCAATGCCATACTCGCAGAGCACTGCTGCCAATTTGAACACAAATTCATTTCGGCTGCCCTCCACGAATTGACAGCCATGGTCGAATCGCTCAATAAGGCTGATGATTTTGTCCTCATCGGATAGGATACAGATGGGAGTGCGCTCAGTGTAGCTGAAGCCCTGGTCTTGTTCTATGCCTTCGAACACTTGACAGAACTCATTGAAGTAGATGTCTGGGTCATAGGATTCAAAGCATACCCGGCTCACGTTACTATTCTTTATGTCGAAGTATTCGCTGTCAAAGTACTTTCCGAATGCTGTGAATCTGCGCTTGTGCTCTACCTTGTCAGATTTTGGTATTCTGATGACTGCTTTGAGACCATTCCCAGATGGCGAAGTGAACACCATCATCACATGGGGGTCGGCAATCAGGCGCTTCCTTTCCTCCATCATCAGCTTCTTGGTTGGATATTGGTCGAAGTCCAGAATGCACAGACCAGAATGCTCGACCAAGCTGCTGTCATTTCGCTCGGTGAAGGTACCATTGAACATGATAGCATTGAGTGATGACTTGAGGCGGTCATGCTCGGGGTCTGCCTTCTCCAGTGATCGTATTGTTGTCACTTTTTTGATGAGCTCTGGGTTGCCGAGTCTGATGCGATTGTATACCTCTTGAATTGATAGCTCAAAAGGAGTTTCTTTGATGTTAAAGAGTGATTTAAATATGGAAACTTTCATAAAATGTTGTTTTGTGGGGTGTAAATATACGCATTTCGTGACGGTAATTAGCTATTTCGTGACGCTCCGTGACGGTAATTTTGCAAATAAAAAGGGTTAAATTTCTGATATTGTGCAACTTAACTTTTTTACGTGACGCTGACGGTCTCAAAAATATTTTGCTCTTGGTGTGTTTGCTATATCTCCAGTAATCGGTATATAAGAGAATGTGTCATATCGTCACGCCATACACACCTTTTTTGATGTCATCCTGTATCTTTCTCATCTCCCAAAATGACTCGCACTGGAGCACATCGAGCATGATATTTCGGTCAACCAAATAGTCCAGTGCTGTGTATTGCTCAAATTTCTGACGAAGGTCATCAGTGATGCGAAGGAATAGGCGGTCTTTCTTCCATTCTTTTGCTTTTTTCGAACCATGCACAACTGTTGAATGGTCCATATTAAAGAGCTTGCCGATTTCAGTCATTGTGAGCTTGTGAGTGCGAAGGAATTCAAATAAATAGTATCGCTGGTACACCTTGTGACGTGCACGGTTGTCGGCACCAGGTTTGAATGCCAGCTCTCTTGCCTCGATTTCTTCTTTTACTTGGTCAATTAGTTCTTGTATTGTCATTGTTAAAAGTTTTGCTCCACCCATTGGCGAAATGATTGTTGTATTTCAATTTGTTGCTGGAAGATATCCATGTTGCCACCTTCCAGGATGGTTGCATCCACTCGCTGAATCTCTTGCAGTAGCATATTGGCTTTCTGCTTGATGACTCGCTTGAATACACCTTGATCGTTTAGGTCTTCGATGAAGTCACCGAGCACTGGAAGCACCCCACAGAGTGCGAGAAGTTTTTGTTCTCTTGTCATATAAGCCAAATTTTTAAACGTTCAAAAAAGTCAATAGGATTCTCAAATTTCACACCTCTTATTGATGACATCCATTCATCATCAGCATCAAGATTCATTCTCATGAAATCCATATCTTTCTCAATAGTGCTTTTGCAATAATTGGCACACAATTTATCATTGACTTTTTTGACTATATCTTTTGTGTCATGATATTGGCAGTCATTCATGATATCAAAAATTGTTTTAATTCGTTGCAGCTGTGGTATTCTCATAGCGGTGTTACTTTAAATTTTCCATCATTGAATCGACCCGTCTCAATCAGGTCCATCTTCTTCCAGTATGCCAATGACTTGCTGGTGAATATCCACTCCTGAACTACTGCGAGCCCGATGTGGTAGGTTAGTTTGAATCTCATATCTTTTCTAATTCTTGTTTAACTTTTTGCCAGTACTCTACTTGTTGAGGGAATACCATGTGTGGGTTTATATTTAATAGCAATTCTATACACTCATAAACTGCAATCAATGCACATTGCCTTGCAATATGTACATTAAAGCCATGATTAACACGCAAATGTTTTAATATTAAATCTCTTGCTTTTTCTTTTGGTGTCATATCTCTTGCATTTTGATTTCACAAATTCGGTTGTATAGATCGTGGTTGAATGATGTCCAGAATCTATTCACTTGGTAGTGGTTAAACGAACCAATCAAGCTCATCCTCGTTGATGGCTTCGACATAGGCTTGCTCGAAGTAGCATTGCTCGTAGAGCTTTGCGAGGTATTCATCGCATTCTTTTGTTTGTTTAATTGTAAGTCCTTCATAATAGTGTTTTTCTGTTATTTTATAATCGCCATAACTGTCACCCACTTTGATGACATAGTTTGCCATGGTTGTGCCATTGGTCTCGGTATCACCCACATCTTCGAATTCAACGAATAAATCAACGGCAGCTTCGCCATATATCTTGATGCACTGGTGGTCACGGATATCGATTGTAATCATTACTTATTGTATTTGTCGTTGTACACATGGTTGACATACTTATCAAAAGAAGCTGGCAGCTCGTAGCTTTTCTCATGATAGATTTGTTGGTCGATGCTTGGATGGTCCATCACTGGTCTTGATACTGTTGTGGAAAGCCAGAATAGGAATGCGAGTCCAGCTACCATAACAGCGGCACCACCAAGGGTGTCACGCTGGTCTTGTGTTAAGTTCTTAATTGTTTTCATATTCTTCGATTGTTTCGATTGTTTCTAATAAGTTTAAAACTGCACCCCATGCGCCCAACGCAAACCGACTGTGCTTGTGTTCTACGCCGTATTGGCTTTGGCAATTTCTGTAATCCGCATACAATTCTTTTTCTTTGTTGCGAATGAGCTTGATAATTTGTTCTTTGTCCATAATAAATTGTTTTGATGATTAGATAAAATATACTCGTGAAAGTTTGTAGTCGGTTGTTAAGTGCATCTTAGACATTTGGTTTTTTAATGTTTGCAAGTGCGCTTGTTCTTGCTCTTTAGTGTTTACACCTAAGACATAAGATTTGCTTGTTTCTACTTTGCCTGTGTGTAAGTTTTGTATTTCAGTTATTAAAGTTTTCATATCTTTTGTTTTGTTTTGTGCCTCATTGACCCTACAAAGATATATGTCTTTTGCATATCTGCAAACTTTTCTAAACAAATTTTTTATTTTTTTTCACATTTATTTTTAGATCGTAAGGCTTTACCCTGATTTTGTGACAAATTTCGTAAGGTTTTACCCTTACTTTGTGACAAAACGTACCCAAAAAGGTACAAAACATACCCGAAAAGGTGCAATATATTATGCATTTAGTCGGAATATACCCGATTAGGTATAATATATTAAACAAAAAAACCCCATCCGTATAGAATGGGGCAATCAAATCAGATTTACTTTGTTTTGGAATTACTAAAGTAGTACAAATATAAAAAAAAAAGGGAGCCCGAAAGCTCCCCCAAAACAACGTATTATGAATACGGCACTAAATTACAAAGGAAATTTCATTGAGTCGATACTCTTGACGGTTTTTCTTGCATTGTCTTGCTCATATCTTCTGCACTCAATGGTAAGGATGCGCCCTCCTGTTGGCTTCACTGGAGCACCTCGCTCAACGTGCCACCCTTTTGAGCCATCACCGTACTCTTCTTTGTAAGTACCAGTGAGCATGAGATGGATGTCCTTGTGCTGATGGCGGTATCCTGTCTTTGAGTGCGATGTGATGGTATCACGCACATCATTTCGGGCTGCATTCTCGTGGATGTGTCCCATTGTGAAGATATCGAAGTCCTCATACATCTCCAAAGCACGAGTCAAGTTGATGGCACCACGTGTAACCACCCCCCCGCCTCCCGAGCCATGGAAATATTTGATTTTGGTAGTCATCTGCACGTTGCCATTGAATGTCTGACGAACAATAAGCCAACCACCATATCCACCTGTGAAGACATTGCTGCCAGCTTTGTAGTTGAGAAGGTCCACGAATCGCTGAAGGAGGTCGGTCTCCTGGTGCTTGATGATTGCGGTCTCGTGGTTGCCGTAACCGATTACCGTCAGGATGTGAGCATACGGCAGAAACCATTCGACAGCGGTCTCAACCACACTATCCAAGTACTTTGCATTGTTGTGCTCTGGTCGGATGTCAGACTTGTTCCCTCTGCGATCACCTTTACCTTGCATCAGGCAGAACATATCGCCATTTATCATGACAGGTATGTTGTGCTCAAGACAATGGTCGAGGTCACGCTTGAGAATCTTCCAGTCGCTTTTTGGATTGTCCCAGTGGAGGTCTGACAGCATGGCTATCTGTACCAGGTTGCCATCGAGCTGAATCTCGTGGATGTTCTTTGCGTGTTTTTTTACAATCATATTTGTTTTTTAGAATATCTGAATAGGTACATGGTACCCATACCAATCACAAAGCCGAGAATCAGCACCCAAAAAGTGGGCTTATCTTTCTGTGATTTGTACTTTGCCACCTCAATCTTCTGCACCTGGCGAATGGTGTCACGCTTGAGCTTGTATTCAATACGAGTTTGCCACCTTGTTTTGGTAACGGGCACAAAAGATGTGTTGTAACGCACGATTGTATCCTTGGTGGTGTGATAGTATTCGTAAACAATTTTATTGTCTACAATCACGGGAAATGAGTCCACATATGTGATACGAATGGTATCAGCCACGCTGTCGCAGCGGTATCCTTTTTTTATCGCCTTATTTATATGGTAATTAACACCGCAAGATGTCGCAAATATTGTCACAATTAGTGACAGAATGGTGACTTTAGAATTCATTTATCAGACAATAAGAGGTGAATTTCTGTGGTTTGCAGAGCTTGATGAACTCTTTGTATTTGGTCACGTTGTTGACCACTTGGCAACCAGCTGACCACCAACCAATGGAAGTGCCTGATGGCTTGCTCAAGTCGTATGTGTTAGAATGAAAGTTGATGCCGAAGTATCCGGTGTCGAGTGTGCCTTGCTCTTCGCTGTTGTCATCCTTGTCGGTGTCACGATACACCTGGACAGCGGCTCCAAGCTGAAGCAATGCATCGACCTTGCCATTGTGCTTGCCGAACTTCCAAACATCATAGTACCATTGGTCGGATTTGAGCACAGCTGCGCCCTTTTTATTGACCTTTTCGAACTGCTTGAGAGTTGGTGTTCCTGGATTGGTGGTGCCAGATGTCACCCAGATGAACTCTTCACCTTTAAATAGGTAGAACTTATCGTCAAAGCTGTTGGCTGTATCTTCATTCGAGCGCACTCCAAGAATCCAGTGCCCTGATGGAATACCAATATAGTTGTGAAGTGACTTGACTCGCTCGAGTAGTTGCTTGTCGTTATACGTTTGGACCATCTTTTATTGTTTTATTCCATACGGTGAGCCCGATGGCAGTTGCTGAGTAGGTGAGCAGCCCAACAAATACAAACTCATGCACCTTGAATGGCTTGAGAAGCGGCAGAAGAGCATACAAAATCGCCATCCAAAAGGATGTGAATGCGCTCAATCGCTTTATGGACCACTTGCCGTTAGGCTTGAGTGTGTCGTTTATTAGTTTTTTTATCATTTGGCAGCACTGCATATAGTCGTTCTGGTAGTTCGATTCGAGTGTGTGTAGCTTGGCGATAGCTCTTTTCTTTATAGCAGTCATAGAGTGCTGTTTCCACCTTATTCAATCGGCTGTCAGTGTGCCACAACCAAAGAGCAAGCACACCAGTTACTCCGTATTTTTTTATGATGGTAACGAATTCAGTCATCAGATGACAAGCATTTGGTTGTTGTATCCGTTGTTGCGTGGATATCCGCAGTTCCAAACACCATCCATGAAACAATCACCGATGCACTGGGTGCATTCAATTTGTGGGCGAAGGTCGGTGTCACGATTCTCATGGCTGATGAAGATAGGATATTCAGCACGATTCTTGACCAGGTATCTGATGAGGCGCATCTCAAAGAATGCAGCCTTCTGAGCGAAGTGCTCCATTCCGAATGCAACCTCACTGCGAGATACGCTTGAGCTGTTATCTCCGAATTGAGTCTGAAGACCCTTGTTCTTGAGCTGATATGTCAAACCAAAGACAGCATCTTCGGCAGACCTCCAAGCAATCACGGGCTGAATGAAAGCCACGAGCTGCTCCTCTTCAGGTGTAAGAGTCTGGTCATTGTATGCCTCGAGCAAATGGTTGTAGAATACGGTGCCAAGTATCGGCATCACTCGGAGCTGTGCTTGAGTTGCCACATACGGGAACACATCAGTCACATCCACATTGGCTGTGATGGGTGTGTTGGTCTTGAGATAGGATTCGGTGATAAAGTACAACATTACGCTTGAGGTGTTTGAGTTTGTGCTGCTGCTGATTGTGCTGGAGTAAGGTCACCACCTGGTATCGGTGGAAGTGATGCGAGTGCTCTGACCTCGTTTGGTGTCATCTGCTCAAGTACCTTGGTAGCAACCAATGGGCTGAGTGTGTTAAGTGCGTCAGATGTCTTGCTCGCATCGCCTTCGATTTCAACGATGGTCTCATTGATGATTTGGAAGTTGTTGATTGTGAAGTCTGCGTTGATTTTGGCAATGCGAAGGATGTCATTAAAGATGTCAACCACTTGCTCACGCAATGGCATCACGACATTCTTTTCAAAGATGATGTATGCTTGCTTGATATCGCTACCAGAACCAAGTGAGCCAGTGGTGCGGACACCCATCAAGATAGGGTCGATGGTATGAGCGAAACAAATCTGCTCTGTGTTGAGTCCAGATGCTTCTTGGAACATCTTGTCATTTTGATTGGTTGGAATGCTCTCAATCTTTGGAAGCTGGTCTTGTGAGTTGGCAAAAAATGCGACAGCTTTACCAGCGTTGGCAGCTCCTTTCATCTTGTCGATTGTATTTCTCAAGACGTTTTTCTCCTCTTCGCTCTGTGGTCGCTTAGGGAACATCATGGCGAATGAAGGGAATACACTGTTCTGAATGTTACTCTTTGCAAAGTACGAAAGCTCGCCAGAGAGATATGCGAAATTTAGTGCAGATGTGTACTTTGGCAGCGGATACCACTCCTGTCCCAAGCACTCAACCTCGTATACAAACAACTGACAACGATCAGTGCAAGTCGGATGATATCTTTTTATTGGCATCACATCAATGCGGCTACTCCAGTCGTCACAAATAAAATAGCTTTCTGGGTCTCTACCTCTTCTCACTTTGTCTGGAGATACATTCTCCATGCGAGTGAGCTTCATCTTCTCATCCAAGTAGAGCTTGAAGTACACACGATTGTGCACAATCAGTTGCTCGGTTGTGATTCTGACTGTCTTTTTTAGTTTAGATTTCTTCTCAAATGTGTACAATTCAAGAAGCTCTTGAGGTGTGGTTGTAGTTGTTTTCAGCTCAATCCCTCCACCAACTACTGCATTGGTTTTGTAGTCTACTATGGAACCATGCAGCGGCGATGAGTACACCAGCTGATTCAATACGCTTGGAAAAAGATTCGAATCGCCAAAAGGAATCCAGCCAGTGGTCTGGTGTCTACCATTTACATATGGTAGAGATAAATTGCCAGCACCAATGTTGAGAAATGGTGTTGAAAAGGATTGATATCCCTCCACCATCTCGGGTGCTTTTTGCTGTGCTGTTCTGAATCGGTCAAATATGCCCATGATTAGTCGTAAATTGATGATGTTGATGCGCCACTGACAACCATTCTGCCCTCCTCGATGACCACTCCAGTGGTGTCACTGATTTCTGTGGGAGGTATGGTTGATTCATAAACGCTGTATGTATATTGTCCCTTCGTTAGCTCGACATCAACCGGCTCATCCAAATAAAAGAGATTGAATCTCTCTGGATAGTCGGAGTCATCTGGTGCTGTGAAGAGAATCGGGTCGGATGTTGGATTCATTTCGTTCTGAAAAACGAACAAATAATATGGTGAAGTAAGTGTCGACACCTCTGTGAGTGTCAGCACAATCGAATTCACCTCTCCTTTATTGATGTATATCATTATAGTTATATTGCAAATAGGTCAAAAAATGTTCACAAACAAAAAAAGCCACCCGTTTGGATGGCTCTTTTAGTAGGTTATTTCAAATTAAATAACAGCAAGGACAGCAGCCTCTGCGATTTCGTATGCGAGGAAGTCATTCTCTGCAACCAAAGTCACGGAATATTTACTACCATCTGCACGATTTTGGCCAGAGCCTTCGCCAACTGCACTCAACTGAAGGTATGGGAAGTACCAGTACTTGCCATTCATATCCTTCACGATTGCGTTGAGGTATTGTTGACCAGCACCCAAGATTTTGATTGCTTGAGATTTGTCTTGGTCACGACGATGGAACATCAAGGTGATGGTCGCAGTGACATAAGATGAACCATTCACAAGGTCAATGGCTGCATCTTCAACATAGCTTCCAGTGTTGCGACGTATCTCGAAAGGAGTATAGTCAGGAGCACCAGTAATTAAATTGATGTCATTTATCTCCCATGTTCCTGTTGGAACAACGGCTGTATCGATATTGTCTTGCTGATTAATCCAAATCTTTTCGATGCCACCACTATTGTTGTCGCACGATTTTACGATTGTTTCTAAAGCTTCACACATTTTTTTTGAATTTAGTCAGATTTTAAAAAAAAGGGGGGAATTTCACCCCCCTAAATTATTTAGGCAGCTGCGTTGTAGAATACAATCTCAGCACCGTTCACATGAGTGAATCCAACTTTCATGTTAGCACGAGTACGGATAACCGGCTCAGCAACTGTGTCAGCTAAGTTGACAGCACGCAATGCTTTGCCATCACCTTCAGCATCAAAAGAATAGATAAGATTGCCTTTCAACGTAGCGACAATTTTGGATGTCGTACCCATACCTGGACACAATACCATCTTGATTCCCAAGTAAGAGAAGTCGAGGGCTTGAGTCAAGTTGGCTTGAGTGTTGGCAGCAGCAACAGCAGCACGGTAAGCCGTAGCAACTGGAGTCGATACATAGATTCTCAAGTCTTCTTGGTTGGCGATTACAGCAGCTGGGATAGCAGCGTAAACTAAAGCTAATTTTGCAAGGACATTCGATGGAGTGATCGCAACTGGTGAAGCGATATCAATCACAGCTGAATCAGCAAGCAATCCTTTTACATAACCATCACACAATGCGAGGGCTGGTACTAATGATTCAGTATCACCTAACCAACGAAGTTTCTCGATGTTCTCAGCGATTGTTTTTGCCATTTCATTCCAGTAGAAATCCATAAAAGAGGCAACAGTGAAATCACCGTTTGAACCTTTTGTCATTTGAAGAGATACGAATGATTGCTCCAAATTGAATTGGCAGATTTCAGCCATTGCTGACAATCCACATACATCGATTTCAACAGATGAGAGGTCATCAGTGCTCGCATTCCAGCCACAGTTCTCTGCTTGTAGGACCTGACCGAATGTTACGGTTGAAATTTTTGTCTTGTACTTGACACCAGGAAGTGTGCGGTAGTTGTCAACTACTTCCTCATTCAAATACGCACGAGAATAGAATGCCTCGCTGTTTGCTTGCAATAACGCTGATGCGTCAATGTCCAAGTCGAATCTTAATTTTCTGCTCATTTTGGTTTGTTTTTTATTGGTTATTTAGGTTTAAAAATTTACTCACTGCGCTGAATTTGGCTTGCACTGACATTTTTTGTTTGTTGTCGGTTGCCTCAACTTCAACTTCTTTTTCGCCATACATCTCTTCCATCTGATTGCGAAGGTCTGCAAGCATGGCAATCAATGCCTTCTCACGCTCTTCAATCACTGGCAAGACGATTGCAAGAATCGCTTCTGCATCTGCTGTCGGGTCGATAGCCATTTCTTCATCAGTGATGGTTGAATCTTCAGTCACTGTCTCCTCGACTGATGTATCTTCCATTGCTACTGGCTCAGCTGCCATCTCTTCCTCAACCACTTCAGCGGTTGGCTCTTCTTTTTCCATCTCTTTGATTTCAACAACCTCGCCATCTTTCATGACATAGATTTTGTCCTCAACAAGATATTCTCCATCTGGTAACTTGTTCATGTTATTTAGTTTAATTTGTTCCGATAATTTAAGACCAAGAAAGCCCTCGATGGAGAATCCAACTTGACCATCTTCAACCAATTTGTTGTAGTACTCTGGGTCAGTCACCTGAACAGTCAACATGAGAGTGCCTTTCGGTACCTCAATGCCAAATGTGCTGAATGCTTTGTCTTGGGTTGGGTTGTCCACAATCCATGTTTCGAGGATGTAGGCTGGTACCTTCTTATCAGTGTCATGCTCCAGGTTGAAGATGTCACGATTTTTGAGGTCAGCCATGAACTTGGTGTGAATCTGCTCGATGACCTCAGCGGTGAACTGCACATAATACTCGCCATCTTCTTTGTTGTTGCGATAGATGTCCATCGGTATCATTGCCGGTGCAGTGATTCGATACTTTAGATCGTCAGCGAAAATCATTTTTTTATCTGCGCTGAATGCCATCCCTTTGACCTTGATTGCTGGCAACTTGGTGAACGCAATCATTTCGATGCCTAAGTTTTCGCCATCGGCAAACTCATCTTCGATTGTGATTTTGTAAATAGGAATATCTTTGGTCATGCTTATATTGCAAATTTTGTATCTTTGTTCATAAATTGATATTATGATACAAGTATTTGACCAGGAGATTCCTAACAAAATGAATGAGCTCACGATTGAGCAGTTCGAAAAAATCAGCCAAATTTTAAACAACCAAGAGTTTGACAACATCGAGAGATATGTTGAGATGTTCAAATATCTTGGCATCAAAGAAGAGCAATGGGATGACTACCCATTCAGCAAGTTTGTGGAGCTCATCAAAGAATTCAACCTCAACTCATTCACACCAAGTGAAGCAGTGACAAGCATCGAGGTGGATGGATACACCTATGAGGCGCAGCTCAAGCTGTCAGTCAAGGAGACCAAGCTCATCGAGAAGATTGTCAACACCAAGCCGAATCACTACCTGAGTGATATCATGGCGATCATGTTCAAGCGCACTGACCTATCCAACACTGAGCACTTCACCGATGCGCACCTCAAGCACAAAGCAAAGTTATTCCGCACTCAGAAGGCTGAGTTGTGTGTGCCATACATTGTATTTGTGACTGACAAAATCGCTGAGTATGCCCAGACCAACACTGCCCCAGAGGTGGAATCAAGTCAGTCTTGAGCAGTTCATTGAGCTTCGACAGCTGAAGGGTGAGGATGGTGTATTCAACCACAACATTGACATCATCTGCGCACTCACAGACTCGCTCCCTGAAGACTTCGATGACCTCGACATCGCAGAGGTAGCTGAAATCTTCAAGGACCTTCAGTGGCTATACACTGAGCCAAGCAAATTGTATACTGATAGGATAGGCAAGTTCTATCTGAAGCCAATGACTGACCTCACTCTCGGTGAGTTCATCGACCTGGAGCACTACTTCACCACTGACTACCTTCAGTATCTGCCAAACATCTGCGCTCTGCTGTATCGCATCCCCGAAATAGTCGAGGACAATGTGGTTGCAAAGTGGGAATCAACTGATTTCAAGACCTCGAGTCGGGTGCACTACTTCCTGGACCAACCAATCACCAAAATGTATGGGGTGCTTACGGAGTATATTAAGTTCAGAGATAACTTCATCAGCAGCCACAAGAACCTAATGGGTGAGCAAGTGAGTGAGGACCTCAATGATATCACTGACCCTGAAGAAAAGAAGGAAGCGGAGCGTGAGAAATCATCTCAGAAGTGGGGATGGGAGCAGCTTATCTGGTCCATGTGCAATGGTGACCTCACCAAATACGACCAAGTGATAAACATGAAGCTCGTGCTTGTGTTTAATTTCTTGGCGATGAGAAAAGAGCTCGAGATTTAGTAGTCGAGTGCGTAGTTGAAGTCTCCGAATAACGGTCTGAAGTCATAGATGACCTTGGGTCTTTTACGCAGTAAGCTACCGAGCTCAAGAATCGGGAATCTCTGCGCCAAGTCAGCCACATACATTCCATACATTTCAGCTATCAATCCATTCATCTCCATTGCTTGATTGAATTTCTTGACCAAATGGAACGGTGCTATGGTTGCGGTGCCGTTGTTAAGATACCCAAAATAGTAAGCAGCGAGAATCTCGACACGAATGTTGCCCTCAGTGCTCACCTTTGCATTGATGCGCACAGAATCATACAGCGTATATGTGTCGATGAGTGCTTCATCCTTGATGACTTTCTTGAGTGTGTTAGCCATCCTCCTTCTGATAGGATATTTAAAGTTGTATTCGCCAGTGTTTTTGTAACGTCCCATTACTTATATTGCAATCAGTCACCAATTTGTTTAGGAATCTGGCAATCAGTCCAGGAATCCATGGTGAATGTTATGGTCATCAACCACCCAGCAGCGTAATCGAGTAGGTCATTGTTGAGCGGCACCAAAGCTGGGAAGCCGACCACATCAAAATCACGATCATTGTCATTGAAAGTGTAGTTGAGATACAAGTCCATGAGAATCTGATGGCAGTCACTCAAGATGACGTTGATGTTTGCACGGTCTTTTTGGATGATGTCGAAGCAATAAATCTCAAGGCTGAAATCATTTGTATTCTCAGTTGGGATGGCATCGATTGGCACGATGTACACGATGGGATATTTCTCATCCTTAGTGGCGAAGTTGAAAAGCTGCTCTTTGAAGTCAGAGCCAACCTTCTTCACCTGAAGGTGTGCGTTGTAGAATGCGATGATTTCGTTGATGAGTGCTTGATAGCTTATCATAGTACTGAGTTTTTCATGATTTTGTTGACCTTATTTTGTGTGGCTGTCATCTCGGTCTCACTGACCACAGCGGTGACGGTGAAGTTCTGACTTCCATCCATGCCATTCGGAGCACCAACGTTGTTGGCTGCATTGCCTTGACCGAATAGGTTACCAGGTACGAATGCTGGTACGGCTGAGTTTGTTCCGCCACCACCACCACCACCACCACCAACTGATGGGGGAGCTGGAGCAGCACCACCACCTAATGCTTGGAGTGCTTTGGCTGTGGCTGCGACGTTAGCTGCAACACCGATGCCTGTACTGACGTTGTTCAGTTTTATTTCTATTGCTGCCAATGCTGCACCACCTGGGATGGTAGAGTATTTTGCAAGCGCACCGGCATTCGCCACTTTATTTGATATTATCATCTTGGCGATACCAATGGCTGACTCAGCGATGACAGATGCCTTCTGAACACCTTTCGACTTCTCGAATAGGCTCGCAATTAATTTCACACCTTGAGCAGCGACCTCAAGACCTTGCAGTTGAATCGCTCGCTTCTGCTCCTCGACTGCTGCCGCTGCTGCGATTGCTTTATCATCAGCTGTTTTCTGGTCCTCGAAGGCTTTCATGTTGCCCTCACCTTGAATCTGAAGTGATTTGGTGCGACTATCAACCAATAATTGTGATACATCGCTTGCCTTTTTTGTCTCAAGTTTTACGAACTCATTTGCACCTTCTTTGCGGATGTTGTTGATTTCTAAATCTTGAGCAGCGGTCAGAGCACTAACATCTTGCTTGTATTTTTTCGCCTCTGCAATCAGCTTGGCATACTTGGCTTTGACGTCATCAATCTCTTTTTGCTCTTGAGTCTTGTTGGAATCAAGGACCAATTTGTTGGCTGCGTTTATTTCTGCCTGAATCGCTGCCTTCCCTTCCTTGTATTTCTTGGCTGCCTCTTCTCTTTTAGCTTTTGCCTCCTCAGCTGCCTTGTCATCCTTGGCTTTTTGCTCTGCATCATCAGCAATCTGAATCATCTGACGCTCTTTGGAGCCATCCTTGATGAGCTTATTCTCCTCCTCGATGCGCTTGCGTAGTGCCTTACGTCTTTCGATGCTGTCCTTGTCTGACAAGCCCTTGAGATTGGCATACTCACTGCGAGCATCTGTCAACCTTTTCTTGGCTGCATCACTTACAGCTTTGGATTTGTCGAGCTCGAGCTGCGTGGTATCCTTACCAGCTGCCTTGGCTTTGGCAATCTCGATATCATATGAGTCAGAGATGGCAGCCACTCGCTTCTCAGATGACTTGAATGCCTTCTCGTTGGCTTTCTCCATCTTGCGTGCGTTCTCCTCTGCTGCGTAGCTTGTGAGCCCGAGCCAATCGGTCAGCTCCTTGAATGCATCGATGAGCAAGTTGACTGGAATCATCAAGAAGTCGATGGCCTTCTGGAGCACACCAATCTTATTGAGGAAGATGGCGATGGCTGCGACAATGGCAACCACCACAGCAACCAATAAGAATATCGGGTTGGCAAGAATCTGCGCCCCGAGCTTCACGAATGCGCCACCCATAGTGGTGATGGTGCTCGTGAGTCCCTTCATTGATTTGCTGATGTCAGCTGCATTCAATCCACCGAGTGACTTGCTGAATACCTTGGCTTTCTCAGATGCCTCCTCGAAGTCGAGTGACATCAATGAGTCCTTAATGCCACCAAATGAGTTTGAAATCTGCTCGAATTTCGAACCTGATGCGAACACATTCACAGCATCATTGGCATCCTTGATTCTATCTGCTACCTCACCAGCTCGTTGGGCGAGAGCCGCCATTTGTTCTGGGTCAGATGCTTCAGCAATGGCTGCCTTGAGTGAACGGAGCTCTGCCTTGAGTGACTGAACACCGGAGAGCTTGAGAGGTATTTCTATTTCATTAGCCATATATTCTGACTTCGATTGGTGAGTTTAATAATCTTGAATCAGTGTGTGCGTGATTCTGTGTTTTGGTTGTATGCACCACGATGTTGCCATCGCTGTTGACGTAGGCAGAAGCAAGGTAGTCATGTTCTACATTGCCAATAATCACGAAAGTGTTTAGAGCATCGAATGGGCTGACAGGAGTGCCGAGATATTGACCAGTGTTGGTGCGTGTCCAGGTGATTACTCCGATGTTCTCAGCCAATACAGAAGCAGTAGGTGCAGCAGTACCGCTCTGCGTTAGTAGTGCGACATATGTCTGCGCCACAGCAATAGCTCCGTTGATGCGTGGTGTGATGATACCATCCTCTTGAAGGGTTTTATTGTCACCTATGACCAAGCCTCTGAGACCATCACCGATGTTGTTGCCCTCGCCACGCACGATGACATCAAAGCCCGAGAGGTTGACATTCGCCTCTGTTGATCGTGTGGTGAGATTTGACTCACTCGATGTGGCAGTGATTGGCGGTGAGGTCGGTGTACCTGGATTCGTTACGAATGGAGCGAGCTCAATCTCAGTGTCGATGCTGATGAGCTCCACCTTTGTCGGCACCTCTGCATTGGCATCATAGTCGATGACCTTGTTGATGTTCCACCATGAGTTGTCGATGCGGATTTTGTCATTGAGCTTGAGTGTCTGAATGTCAGCCTCAGTCAAATGGAAGTAAGCCACCAACATCTTGCCGACATTTATCTGGTTGACTGTTCTGCGCCAGTACAGATTGTACAGCGTGTTGGCAGTTAGCGTGCTCGGTGTGTAGTAGTAGTAGTCGCAAGTAGCGAAGTTGATGTCGAAGGTCGGTGTGAGCGCATCATCGAAGTGACCAATCATCGGATAAGTAGTGATGCCGAGCTCACCAGTTGTGCCGTATTCAATCAAATCCCACGAGCCGCACGACTGCTCACCACCATCATACAAAATGCGGATGTTGGTCTTGGGTGCTTCACCATTCAAGGCTGGCACATAGGCATCGAATGAAGTAGCCACCACTGGTGTGGGTGAGAAGATGAGTTCCTTGGTATCGGTGTCACGCACATACTCATTGTCGAAGGTGTACTCGAGCTGACCATATACCTCATCGGTCATCTGAGTGTACACAACATTCGGTGAATCAGTGTCGGGTTTGTATGTAAGCTTGAGCTTCTTGTTTGAGAGGTCTGGAAGGAAGATGAGATTTTGCTCTCGGTCCTTCATTAGCTTAGCCGACCAATCCTTCTGCGCTCCGCTGTCATAGTATTCGTCACGGTGGCGAAGGATGAGCTTGTTGGGTTGGTCCACATCAGTGTCAGCATAGAGATTGTACATCTGGAAGATAGACTTCACAAAGTCACTCTGCTTGATTTTGAGTGGCACATATTGGTTGATGTCCAGGATACCACCAATCACTTGGATGTTGGCAGTTGGAAGGATGCGCACTCTCAAGCTGTTGACCTTGAATACTGAGTACACTGGGTCGGGCGCTGGTGTGTATGGGAAGGTCGTGTTTGTGAACCACGCAGTGAATTGCTGATGCACTCCGATTTGAATCTTCATCTCATCGGCAGCAAGAATCTCTTGAGAGCCAGATGCGTTCTGCATTGCAATCACTCCACCCGTTTTGATGCCTGATGCTGCTGGTGAGAAGTTGTGAATGCCTGGAGCAAGTGTAAATTGTGTGCCTATGATTTGAGTGTTGGCAACATTCGATACCTGGTCTTGATATCCTTCCACGCTCACAGATATCCTCGGCCTTGCGCTGTATGCGTTGTACATATTGTACACATCAACGCTGTTGGTGTTGTCAACAAAGAAGTCATAGTTGACCTCATACTCCACGGTGTATCCTTCACCAGCTGCCGAGCTCGTGGTGATAGGTATGGTGTAGACTCCAGTCGTTGGATTGAATGAGCCTTGCACGTCAGTGATTTCAGTCCATCCGGTTACGTTGTCATAAGAGCCGAATGAGTTGGTAGGTGTCTGTTGCTCGATACCATTGATGGTAGCCTCAACCAAATAGTCAGCTGTGTCGAATGTGTTGCTGTCACCATTGTAAGGAATCAACAGCTTGTCGAATCGAGCAGCAGCCAAGTCACTCCATTGATACTGGAAGCCAGCATTCGAGAAGATACGATCAAGGTAAGTCTTGGCATAGATGGCTGGCTTCATCTGACGCACATTGTAGATGTTGTCAGTGTCGTATGGCAGCACATACTTGAAGCCATCTGTGACCGTGTTGTTGAATGTGTTCACGATGTCAGCAGCCGTGAAGATATGGTTGAGGTCAGTGAAGTCCAGAGCAGTCAGCTCCTTGTTGGCGATGGCTGTGAAGAACTCGACCCTCGTATCCTTGACAATAACCTCATACTCGACCCCTTGCTCATATGCATCGGTCTGCTGATTCTTGTTGACTGAGAGCAGCTGAAGCAGCGCATCTTGCATGATGGGCACATTGTTCTGGATGACACTGCACTTAGTCAGTGCATTGATGTCGAAGGTGCCAGCTTGGATGTTGACATCGTAGTAGTGGTTGAGCAGTTCGTTGTTGTTCTTGCTACCAACCAAAGTGATGGTCTTGGAGAAGGCTCCGCTGCGCTTGGTGAGGTCACGAATGTCCCCGACTGCGAAGTTCAAAGGGAAGACTGTCCCCTCCTTTACGTCAAGGAATCCGTTCTCAAGTTGAATTCTAACCATTTATATTGTCCTGGTTTGCGAAGCGCACGCTGATTGAGTGTCGCATCAGATTCTTATTGCGTTGGTTGAGCATCTCGTAAGCGTTGGTCTCAACGATGACGGGCTGATATGTGCTGCTTGATGGAGTCAAGTCCTCACCACAAGTGTAGCTCACCGACTTGATGAACACCTGAGGCGATGTCACAAGCTCCTCGAAGTAGGTTGCCATCTCTTGGGTCATCCAGTTGGTGTTGAGCTCCATGCGCTTGATGACGTTTATGTTGAATGTGTTGAAGCCGAAGTCCTCAGTGGAGTAGGTCCACTCGTCTGATGCGTTGACGTAGCCGACCACATCTCTGTTGTACATATCACGAGTCACATCTCCACGCTCGTATGCACGCAGCTGGAAGGAGAATGATGACCACGAGCCGAGTCGGTCCAGGAACAGCAACTCATGCTCGCTGATGGATGGACGTCTGTCGAGATAGATGCGGTACTTGACCGAGTCTTGCTGTGGTAGCGTTGAGCCATTGCCAAAGTACACATCGTACCACTCAACAGTGTTGTCGATGAGTGCACCAGTGCCGACCAAGGTGCCGTAGTTGTTTGGACCAACAGCCACCTGAAGAACGTCATCGAGTGAGCTCGGTGCTTTGTAGAATGAATCTCCGTTGCTGTTCTCGAAGATGATGCGGTCAGTGCCTTTCGGGTTGCGTAGGTTGAGCCATAGGTCTTGACCAAGGGTGCACTGGAATGATGTCGGTTGGTTTGTCAACCATCTTGAAGTGGGTGCGTTGAGCTTGAAGTCGAGGTTGTCGTATGCTGTCCACTCAGCCCATCTGAACGCTCCGTTGAATACAGTGTAATCATCGAGCTCAGTGATGTCTCTCACGATGGTCTTGCGCTTGTCAGCGTAGCTAACCGAGCCATCGATTGTTGCGCTCGTGATCGTGGACCAGTTGACGTTGACAACGAATGCCGAGCCAGTTGCGCTGACCACGGTGTGCAGTCCTTCGAGCTGTGGGTTGGCAACTCCACCATCAGCTTGTGTGATGATGACCTGGTCACCTGGTGCGAATGAGTTGGTCACGTTTATCTGTACGCTGCCACTTGCATTGGTGAGGCTGCTCGTATAGGCTACCTCATAGACATACTCCTCACCAATCTTTAGGTCATAGTTGTAGTACGAATTCGGTGCGCCATAGGTCGCTGTGTTGATGCTGTCGAGGTCCCAGCTTACTTGATTCTGGAGCAGCTTGGAAAGGTCCTCCTCGCCATAGCCAGTGCCAAAGGTTGGGAGTGGTTTGTACTCCGCAATCTTGGTTGCAGTGCCAGCAGCATACACATCGAAGATGTACCTGAAGCCAGCCTTCGCTTTGTTGGTTGAGTCAACAATGAACTTCAGCGGGTTGTATGCCGGGCTAAAGCTCTGCGGTGATGCTATCAGTGTCTGTGCCATGTACTTCTTGGTTTATAGTATAGCCCGCAAATTGGTGTTTAGGGTTCTTCGGTGTGACAAGGTTACTTCCAAAGTCGTAGCTCTCTACGCTCATAACGTCG